TTTTGAATCTTTAAAAAATCAATTTGAAATAAAACAAACTTTATCAGATAAACAAAATGATCTTTTAACAAAAATTTTAAAAAGAGAATTTAATATTTCAAATATAGAATACACAAAATATAATCTTTATAAAGAATATTTCTACCGAGCAGATTATAACGGTGATTATTTAAAAGATTCAAAATACATAATTCTCGAAGATGAATCAGATGTAATTTTAAATGAAGAGATTCAAAATCTTCATGCGAGACAATACAATTATATTGATTATGAAAAAAGATATGAATTTGATTCAATTATAGCTATCCCAAGTTGTATTAAAAATATTCATAGATATTTGCCTTATAGTCATCATTTTGAAAAATTGATTATGAAATTACCAAGAGCTAGAAGTTTAAAATCAAAATATAATATAGTTAAAGCAATTAAAACAATTTTAAATGAAGAATATAATCAAAATACTATTAATAATGTTCTTAAATATAAACATTGGTATTAATATGCAAAAATATATAATACTAAAAGAAAATAAAAATAATTTAATTAATTCAAATTTAGAAATAATGAAGAAAACAATATGCTTAATTTTTCTAGATATATTAGAGTGCAATAATTTTAAAATAAAATCCAACACATTAATTCATATTGCAAATTATAGAATAAATACATTTACTGAATATACTTTAACAAAAGATCAAATAATAGAAATATTTAATGAAAATAAGAACTATTTTAGTAATTTAATTTAACTTTAATATTCTTTAGTATATAATTATTTATTAAAATAAAAGGAAATAAAATGAAAATTTTAACAATACTAGAAGATAATGGATATGACGGTTCTTCAACATCTACAGTTTGCGTTTCAAAAGATAAAGAAAAATTAGAAAATTTAATACCTGCTTTAGAAGAAGAGATAGAAAGTTTCTTCTTAGATATGAAAAAGCTATATGCTAAATTGGATGCTAAATATTATCCGAGGGAATTATGTAGAAGATCAGAAGAAGAAATTAATGAATTAGAAAATAATTATAGTGAAATAAAATCTAAATATTTTAATCTTTCGAAATTTAATTTATTTGATTTTATATCACAATTCTGTGAATCAAGGGAATTTATAATCGAAGAAAAATTAGAAATTTAAGGAAATAAAATGCTAAATACACATACAATTTATACACAGAAAGATAACGAAATTAATATATTTGTAACAAAAACACAAAATGCGGTTAATTTACTAAAGCATTTAAAATCAAATGAATATAAAATATTAAAGATTAGAAAAAATGAAAATAATAAATTTTACATTAACTAGAAATAAGACAATAAATTATTTTATTTCACAAATGCCAGATATCTATAGAACGTATGATAAACCCTTGATTATATTACCTTATAATTTTATTGGTTTAATTTTAACTTGGTACTATTTTAGAAAATATGAATATTATCACACATTTAAGAAAACAAAAGAATTTTTTAAAAATGCAGGAGGCACATGTGTATATGAGATGCCTGATATTGAAACTTGTTTTATACTTATGTATAAAAAACACGAGTTACAAGTACCATATTATTTATTTCACGAAATGAGACATTGGTATCAGCAAACACATATGAAAGATTTTTATAGAAATTCATATATAAAAGATAAAGGTGTAGAAATTCACGAAGATAAAATTCTTGAAAAAGACGCAGATAATTTTGCTAAAAATATGTGTAAAAAATTAGGAATGAAATTTCATAAAGATACAATTTTAGCAAATAAATCATATAAAAATATAAAATTTTAAAGGAATAAAAATGAAAAAAGCATTATATATTTTAACTGAGCTAAAGAAAGAAAACTTTAATTTTGTTAAGTATTCTTCAACTACCGAAGAAGTTATTATTGATAAAAAATTAATAACCGAAGCAATAAAAGAATTAAAAGAACTTAAGAAATCAAAATGAATATACACTTTAAAAATAAAAAATTATTTAATGAATTAATGCAAAATAAGATATTTGAAATTGAAGTTGGTTCATATATGTATAATTTACAAAATGAAAATTCTGATAAAGATATATTAATTATTTATATTGATTCTGTATTTAATAGAGGAACATTAAATTCACATCATCAACTTCAATATAATGATGAAAATAATAATATTAATTATATTTTTACATCACTTGAACAATTTTGTTTGAATATTATTACTGGTGATAGTACAATTAATTATGAAGTTCTTCAATCAAATGAATTCAAGAAAAAATTTCCTAATCTAAGAGATGCTTTAAATTATTATAACACTAAAATCATAAAATCATATTTAGGAATGGCAAAAAGAGATTTAAAAACAATTAGAAAAAGATATAATCCTAAAACAGCAAGTCATTTTATAAGAGGTTTATATTTTGCAGAAGCAATTATGAATAATGAACATATTTTTAATTTAGATTTAAGATTTTTAAAGAATATTAAAGCAGGAGAATGTGATTTATCATCAACTAATTTAAGTGCTTATGAATATAAAATGAATAATTTAAGAGAATCTTTAGAAGATAAACAAATTGACGCAGTAAGATTACTTGAAATTGAAACAGAAATAGGAAATATAACTAAAAAATATATAGACTTTATATATAGAGAAATAGATAGTAAAAAATATTTTATTAGAGCACATTTATTTAATGAATTTGGATATTTAATTTAGCTTTAATATTCTTTTGTATATAATAAATTATATAAATTAAAGGATATAAAATGAGAGTTTATGCAAATCATTATAAAAATATAGTATACTTATACTGTGAACAAGACGATGAATTAATAAATATAACATTAAAATCAATATTTGAATCAAAAAATATTGCAGAAATATTTAATTCTTATAATGTTCATATAGACGAAGATTTAGAACATCAATTAAATAACGCAATATTAGAATATAAACAATACAATGGTATAGATTTATGCGAAGTATCAAAAAATGGGAATATAACACAATTAAAAAAGATTAAATTGTGGGATGATATTTATTCTTGGGATATTTTTATTAATAATGAAAAAATTGATAGTTTTATTGCGGGAGCAAGAGATTTGGCAGAAATAAAATTTAATAAATTAATAAGGGAAAATTAAAATGGCAAGAAAATCATATAAACAACAATTAATTGAAGAATTTCCATATCTTAAAAAGTATATTTTAGAACAATGGGAATTTTATGAAAATGAGGATGAATCTTTTGTTGGAACACAAACAAAAGAAAATATTGCAGAAAATATTAGAATAGATATTTATAATTGTGAATTAGATACAGAAGAAAAAGCAAAAATACAAGGGTTTATTAAATGAAATTAAAAGAAATATTACAAGAAACATTAGAATGGACATGGTTTATAATAACACTACCATATATTATGATTTTTACAGATAAAATGCTTGGTGGTGCTGGTGGGCTTGAAAGTGAATTTGAATATAACATGTTCGATAATATGAAATTTTCAACAACTGGTAAAATATCTTATATTTTTATAAAGGGGTGAAAATGGGATGGTTTGAGTATGGGCCACTAGATGGTGATGATGGTATGGATTTGCAAGATTTTATTTTTGATATTTTAAATATTAGGTATGATGATTTTGGTAAACTCATTCAAGATGATAATACAATTAGAGTTTTATTAGAAAATAATCAAGATTTATTATATGAATCTTTAAAAAATTATAATTACAATGAGCATTTAAATCCTGGGTTTATTCAAAGTGTATATATTCAAGCACTAGCGCATATTATGTGTGAATATAATGCAAAAATAAATGATAGAGGTAAAAACACATTTATTAAATTTATTGATTCTGATAAATGGTCATTAGAAAATAATGAAAGAAAAATTGCAATGAACAATCTGAAAAATAGAGTTCTATCAAATTAATTTTTAATATAACTTTAATATTCTTTTGTATATAATAAATTATATAAATTAAAGGATATAAAATGGAACAACAAAAACCAAAATGGATTAAGTTTAATGGCGATGAAAGAAGTAATTTAAAAAAAGGTGAATGGTATAAAGTTGTATTTTTTAATACATTTAGTGGAGCTTTTACTATTAATAATCAAGATGGGCACAATGTAGAATGTAAATCATATGAAGCACAAGATGTGAAATATGAGGATATAAAATGAATTTAATCGAATTAGAAAACTTAACTAAAGAAATGAGAGAACAAGGTGCTAAAGATGAGACTGAAATAGATTTTCTTCTTTATTATGATGGTGTTATAAGTTATAGTGAATGGAATATTTATTTACCTGAAACATCTCCTGAATTTATTGAAATTATTTTTAAATAGAAAGGTACCAAAATGAAGTGTATTTGCTTTCTGAATATATACAAAATAAAATTTATAAATCTTTAGATTTAACAGATTTTGTGATTTTAAGAAGTTTTGAAAGTAATTTAAACTAGGAAATATTTCCTAGTTTAAAATTAGTTAAGAATTGTATTGGCAAAATCAATTCCAAACGATCTTGAGTATGTTTTAGCTCTATCATTAGAGATTGAAGATTCAACTCCTGGGATTGTATCTAAAGCATATCTAGTAGCCGCTATGATTGCTGGTTGACCAGAATCAGTGTTTGTTACCTTTTGGAATGATAAAGGTACATATGGAGCAAAGAAGCCCATTGCATCTCTTCGATCTGCTCCTTTATATAATACAGTTGCATAATCTGAAGTAGCATATTGGTCTACAATTACCTTAAATCTTCCATCAAAAATACCAGCAACTCCACCAGAAATAGGAGATTTAACACCATCAGGTCCGTTAACTTCTGCAACTTTGAATTTTCCAACTTGTTCTAACATTGTAGCAACTTTTGGAGAAACTAATAATGTATTACCTTGACCTCTTTTTGTATCAATACCGATTTGAGCAGCTTCTTTAGAAATTCTAATAACTTCTCTTCTGTATTTTTCAATTTCCCATCTTCCTGTCCCATCTGTTGAATCAGCAGTGAAAGCAGTATCAGCTAAAATTGTACTATTAGCATTAACAAAATCAACAACTTCTCTATCAATTTCAGCTTGAATTTCATATGACATTAATGACATAATTTCTTCATCTGCTAATAAACCGTGTTGTGCTTTTAAATCTTGGTACATTTCAACAGAATATCGACCTTTTAATTTTCTTGTTTTAGCTTCTACTGATTTTTTAGAAATACTAAATCCAATTTCTCTCATGTCTTTACCTAATTGTTCACCAGCTGCTGTAGAGTAAGTACCTGTGTAACCTTTTAAGATTTTTCTAAAAGAAGCTTCATTTGTATATTTTCCAGTAACTAAAACACCAACTTCAATAGCATCACCTACTGCAACTGGAGTAGCACCTAAATTAATAAGAACTTTGTTTCCTTCAACATATAATACTTTAGCATCAGTAAATACTGTAGCACCTTCAACAACAGTTGTAGGACCATCTAATTCAACAATAATAGCATTTGAATTTGGTGTAGCATTGTTATTATTTGTACCAATATATTGGTTAGTTAATGCATAAATAAACCCAGTTGGCATAGTCATTGGTTGGATACCTAATAATTCATTAGCAATTAAAGTTGGGTAAACTCTTCTTACCATTGGCATTAAAATTGGCGTAAACTGTGCAACATCACCTGCTAATGTACCTTCGTTAATTAATGCATCTAAATCTCTTTGAGCATTTTCTAAAAGTAAATTCATAGCATTTTTATCTGAACCATTTAATGGAGCATATTTAGTGCTTTCTAATAATTTTTGAATGTTTTCATTCATTGTTTAAATCTCCTTGTTTTAATTTATATTATTATTTATATTTTTTATACTAAGTGCGAAAAATCTGCTGTAGAAGGTTTTTTATCAACTTTTACTTCAATTTCTTTTGTACTCTCAGTAATAATTTCTTTTTCAGAAACACCAGAAACAGATTCTTTAATAACTGTTAATCTTTCCATGAATTTTTCATCTTGTGAAAAAGGAACCATTTCAGCTAATTTTTCGAATTTTTTAGATTCAACTAAACTTAAACCTTCTTTCATTTCCATGATAATTCCAGTTTTAATTAATTGTTCTTTTTCTTTTTTAAGCTCTAAATGCTCAAGCATTAAAGCATCATATTTTTCAACCGATTCAGATAATTTTCTTTCAACTGCTGAACTATCTTTTGCTTCAACAATTTTAGCAACATCTAAAGATCCAGCCGCGATCATTGCATCATATGCCTCAATAATCATATCTGCTTTTGCTGATTTTAAAGATTCATTTAATTTTTCTTTCGATTCAACTACAAATTCCTCAATAACTTTATCTAAGAATAAATTCAAATTCTCATTAATTTCTGCTAATTTTTCAGCTAATTCAGTTTTTGATTTTTCTTCTAATTCCTTCTCTTTAGCATCAAATGATTCTGTCATTTCAGCTAATTTTTCAGAAATAAATTCTTCAGCTTTTGCTTCAATTTCCGCAGTTTTAGTTTCTAATGCTTCAGCAATGAATTTTTCAGATAATTCTTCAGATTTAGCTAATACAGCTTCATTGAATTGATTCTGAATATCTTCTAGCATTTCAGCAGAATACACTTCTTTGTCTAAAGACTCTAAAAGTTTTTCTAACATTCTTTTTCTCCTTTTTTATAGATTTTATTTCAAACTATTTCATTAAAGGATAACCTAAATCCCTTTATATTAAAACCTATATGTGTTTAATTTATATTATTTATATTTTTTTTTTATTTTAATGATATATCAAATTCTTTAGATAAAAATTCTAAAGAAGCATTTAACATATCTTTTTGTTTTTCATCTGTTAATTTATCGTGAACAATTTTTATAGCATTTAATACTGACATTTTACTATTAACTTTTAATCCTTCATTCAAAGATTCATTTAAATCTTTTGATTTTAAATTGCTTAAAAATTCATTGAATTTATTTTTAAATTCTTTTTGCAAAAGTTCTTTTTCTCTAAGCGAAATTTCTTTTTTAGCTTCTACAATTGGTTCTTCAATAATTTCAGATTCTTTTGAAGTTTCTAAAATTACACTTGATTCTAAAGATTCACATAAACCTGTTAAGTTTGCATTATAATCTGAAGGTGAGCTTACAGCATCATATGTAGTAAGATTAAAATTTTCAACCATATCACCTTTAACAGAACCAGTACCTCTTGAAGAAACACCAATTTTATACCCTTCATCAATAAGTGCTTTTAATTGATTTGTTTTAGGAGAATTATTATTTAAAATTTTTGCTTTTCCAACAACTAACCCATTATCAATTTTTAATTCAACAATTTTCATAACTGCTTCCAATGGATCAACAGAAACTCTCGCTGGATGCTCCCATTCACCTAAAGTATTCATAGAATTATTTTTAATTTCTTCTTGATATTTAGCAACTTCTCTTTCCCAAATAGATAATGGATAAATTCTACCATTTCTATTCTTTTGTCCAGGTGTACTAAATATTCCTTCAATATAATAATTCTTTTCTTTTTTACCCGTTGCTTCATTAATCTCATCCTGAACAACAGATTCAACAATTAATGCTTCATCTATTAGATATTTCATATCTTTAACCTCTCTATTTTATAATTATTTATATTATTCTACAGAATTAGAACCAACATTACTAATTTGTGAAAATAAACTTTTCATTTGTTGAATTTTATCATACTCAGAAGCAAATGATTTTATTTCATTTGAATTTCCCAATTTATATAATAATTCTTTTTTTACGGCTGCAGAAAAATCTGAATATTTTTTATCAGCTACATAATCAAGAACATTTACTTGTGTATCTTCCATTTTTATCCTTTCATGTTATTTTAATTATTTATACATTAAGTATAATTAATATCTTAAGAATAAAATTATTCTTATTAATATTATTTATAATTTTAGATTATTGATATTTTGTACCTACTCTTCTTCGGCCACTTCTATATGCTTTATTGCCTGCTATAGCTCTTTTATAAAGTTCTTCTGCTTTTTTACCATTTGTAAATACAGCAGTTTGTAATCTTGCGGCAGTCATTAAATGTTCGGGTGGAACCTGAACAACATTATTACTCATTCTTTTAGTTATATATAATCTAATAATTGGGGCAAAGCCAATTTTTTTCATAAAGGGCTTTAAATCTTTATATGAAAATTCTAGAGGTTTATTATTTTTTATATTTTTTGTATTCATTTGAAGAATTTTTTTAACAAGTACTACTCTAAGCGGCAAAGGTGCCCAGTTAAAATTGACCCCCAAAATATATGATTTTGATTTTCTCAATATAATAACAAAAGGTCTTTTATCAAAAACAGCTTCTTTGTTTTTTGCATCATATACACCAAAGAATAAATCTCCAGGAACTAAAGAACTTAATTTTTTCTGTCTAGATTTATCCTTGAACATATTTTTAACAATATTTATACTATCTTTAACAGTAAATTCTTTTTCTTTAATTTTAGCCATTGGTTACCTTCTTTTTGGATTTTAATCCTTTTACCCAACCTTCTTTTAAATATTTATCTAATTCATCAGCATTAATATATTTGTTCTTTATATTATTATTTATACCTATTCTTCCAGCAGTTGACCCCTTTCTACCTTTTAACTTTTCTTTAGTTTCTTGTGAAAACTTTTTACCACCTTGTACCCATCCATCCGATAAATAATCATCTAATTCAGATTGTGAAATATACTTTACGATATTATTCTTAACAACCGATATTTTCCCAGTTGTTGTACCGGGTTTGCCAAATGAAGCATCACTAATTGCTTGTTTATGACTATCCGGCATTGGTAATTTACCTTCTTCCCAACCATCATAAATATAAGTTTGTAAATCGTATGGTTGTATTATCTTCTCTTTTTCTCCATTATTTATATAAATCATTCCTGTTCTGGTTTCAGATAATTTCATTTTCATTTGTTCTGATTTTTTAATACCTTTACCACCAATGCCGATGTTTTCTTTATGTTCTTCTGATAAAGTTTTACCTGTGTGAGATAAAAATAATTGAAATTTTTGTATATCTTTCATTGGTAATCTACCTTCAGTAAAACCAAGAATACGATATTCGTCAATCTCATTTTGTTCTAATCTTATCTCAATTATATTATTATTCATATATATTGTATCTGAATTAGATATACTCATTTTCAGTATTACTTCAGGTGATGGAGATACACCACCCTTTATCCATCCATCTTGCAAATATCTTTCAAATTCTTCGGGTTTTATATGTTTTTTAACTTCGCCATTATTAATTACAATTCTACCTTTATTCGCGATACTAATTTTTTTGGCAATTTTTTTATTTCCTGTGTTATCCCATTTAGTACTACCTTGTTTGCGAATATTATAAAAAGATTCATTTAAATTAACTTTATAAATTTCGTGTAAGTACATTTCTCTTTTTATTGCATCTTTTCTATTCTCAAAAAAATCCAAAATTTGATATATATAATTTTGGGGATTTTCATTCTGATCTTTAACAAAATCTGAATCTAAACTAGTTCCTTTATATTCTTTACCTAAATCTAAATATGGGTCAATATTACAACTTCTAACACCTATATAATGCTTCTTTTCAATTTTATTTGTTATTCTATAAACATAATGATATTTTTTCTTTTTCATTTAAATCCTTTCAAAATTCTTAAATGGAGACTAATTCAATTAGTCTCCTATTAAAAATTATCTAGTTGCTATTTCATTTAAAGTAGCTTTATTTCCTGAAGCTGGATTTTGAATTTCACCAGTGCCTAGAATCCAATCACTAAATGAAAATTGTACGGTGTATTCTTGGGGTGTATCTTGAGTATCATCTCCTAAAGTTACTTCACCAACCTCTGATACAAATACATTGTGAAATGTATATCTTGCTGTTGCATTACCAGCAGAATCCAATTGTTCAACAGATAATTCACCCAAAATACTATTTGGATTACCACTATGCGTATTTGTTTGAAAGTGGTCTGCCGCAACCATCCAAGATATTAAATCTTTTCTTAATGCGTGGTCCTCTGTTTGATAGAATGTTAATTCCCAAGTGTTTGTAAAACTTGTATCACCAGGAATTATTAATTTTCTTCCTTGATTCCATACTTCAATTTGTCCAATTGTCATACTTGGAAAAGATGCCGCTTTACAAAGAACATCTGCATTTGCCAAATCAGATTTAACAGGTACTGCAGCAGGAATAGAAAAGTTAATTCTATATTTATTCGGTCTTGCAACTGCGCCAAGCGCATTTTTTAATTGTGCTAAAGACATATTTATCTCCTATTTTATTATTATTTATATTATTAAAAATATTATTTTTCTAACAAATCCATTATTTTAACTTTTATTTCAGTTAATTTTGATTGTGAGAATATTTTTATCTTCTGTTCTGCTTTATTAAATTTCTCATATAAAGAATCAACATCTTTTAATAATTCTTCGATAATTTTATTAGAAGATTCATTAATATCTAAATTTTCTTTATCTTTTGTTTCTAACCATTCTCTAAACTTTATCATTTTACCAATCCTTTCATTAATTCTAAATCTTCAATTAGTTCATCTAAATTTTTAGCTTTATTAGTTAACCCAATAAACCACTCTAATTGTTTTTTATCAACCATTTGTTTAGCTTCTGAAATTTCAGATGTTTCTTCTTTTTCGCCGTCTTCAGGTTTTTCATCTTCTCCTTCCCATTCTGCATCAACTTCATCATAGAATTTCTTTTTATCTTCGTCTGATAATTCTGAAGGACTTTTAACTCCGTATTTTTCTAATTTCTTAGCAAAGAATTTTTGATACTCTGTTGTTTTTTCTTCAGCTTCTCTAAGCCATTCTCTAAATTTTCCCATTAATCTTCTCCTTTTTAATTATTTATATTTAAGTTCAAAATTTATTTTAAATTTCTAATCAAATAGTGCTTCAACACCATTTAAAATATCCGAGCCTGTATCACCAAGAATTGCGTCTGTAAAAGCCTCTTTTGTTTTTAATAAAGGTACAAATTCACTAAATGAAAATACAACAGAAAATTCAGATAATGTATTTTCTTCACCATCATCAAGAGTAACAATACCAATGCTTTTAGGAAAAGCATTTTGAAGTTTATAACCATATACTTTATTATCAGCATTACCTAATTGCCAAATATTTATATCAGTTTGATATGCCGGTGCTTCACCATTTGTTCCAGCTAAAGCTCCAATGAACCAATCTTTAATTTGATTAGGATTTTTTATTATATTTTTAATTTGATTTGCTGTTTTAATTGTATTACCCAATTCGCCTAAAAAACCTGGCATTGCTTTTTCAAATGAAGCACCTAAAATCCCCTGATTTGCTGGTTTTGAATTATCAACTTGTTCTAACCAAGTATCAAAAACGTTTCTAATTTTCATATCAGAATCATCAACAATTGAAATTTCATATTGTCCCACATAATCTGTTTCGCCTCTAACATTATAAACTCTTCCTTTGTGCCAATATTGTGTAGTACTTATATTTCTTTCTGGCAACCCAGCACTTCTACAAAGAATATTTAATGTTTTACCTTCTATTCCCGGGATTGGAATTTCTACTAGAAATCTCGATTTACGTAATCCTAGTCCAGGACCTAAATGCTTTTTTAATTCATTAATATTAACACCATAACCCATTATTCTATCTCCTTTGCATACCATCCACTATAAATTATATACTTTTTAATACTAGGTTTGCTTTTTACATATAATTTTTTACCATCATTAACATATGAATTTCTAAGTGATTTAAATGGTAAATCATTTTCTTTACATATATCTTTAAAATTACCATGACACTCAAAAATAACATTATCATTGTTATCATATATATTTATCTTTTTTGCTTGACTATTAAGTTTACCTTTTCTCAAACCTTTTTCAATTAATGTTTTTGATATAATTGCTCCCTTTATTTCCGCCGGTGTTTTTCCTGTTTCGTCAGGTGTTTTTAAATAAACACTTAATTTTTTTCCTGCTCTCTGAAATGAATTTAATCCATTTTCATCCAAATTATTTAGTTTAATTTCTCTTACTTTTATACCAATAAGTTGATTATTTGTTAATCCATTTTCATTTACAATTAGATTTGTTTTTAATCTCTTTTCTGTATTATTATTCCATGTTCCATCCGGTAATGTCATTGATTTTTTATAATTTTCTTTAAACTTATCCGTGTGTTTTAAAGTTCCGTTTTTTCTCTTTGTTTCAACTATTTTTTTAGCTGTTTCTTTGGTGCATCCCAATGTTCCATTTTTTCTCTTAGTCTCTAACCCTTTTGCAATAGATTCTGGTGTTGTTAAATTTCTTTTACCAAATTCACCACCAGCATAACGCATATTATAATAATCTTCTCTTTCAACTGCTTTAGCAATTTTTTGAAATTTATATTCTAAATCAAGAGCAGCAATTCTATCATAACACTCATATATGACTTCAGTTTTAAATAAATGTTTATTTTCCGTTTGTTCTTTTTTATAAATTTCACACCATTTTTTAGACCTAACAGAACCATTGTAACCATTTTTGATGTTTTTTAGTGATGTTGAACCAATATAATATTTTGGCATTTTATCTCCTAAATAAGTTGTTAAATATACTACATATATTTCTTTATTTTCCATTTTATTCCTTTAATATATTTTTAATTATTTATAAGTACTAAGGAATCCAAAGTACTTATAAATTTATTTTGTGTAATAAATAATAATTTTTGCGGTAAATGAACTTTTATCATTCGAACAAGAAATTTTTATTTTGTTATTCTTCTTATCTAAGAAACAAGAAATGCTTTCCCCAATATTACCAACATAATTAATTGGATAAGATTCATCTGAATTATAACAATATGAATTTTGATTATCTAACCAATAATTATAAGTAGCATTAAATGTAAATGCTATTTCCTTAATATTAGAATTAACCAACAACCCACAATTAATTTCAATACCATAAACTTGTTTTGTATTTCTAGTTAAATTTGTTTGAAATTCAGATGTTGAAATTTCTTCAACTGACCCAGAACCAGAATTTGCTAAAATTTGCGCATCAACATATTCTCTTGTCGCTAAAGTTTCAAAAGTACCATTAACTTCACCAACTTTAAATTTATCATCCGTTTCATCAAATATTAATTGATAATCGGCTGCTTCACCTCTATCAATTTGGATACCTGCTTTACCAGCGGTAACACCTGAACCAACTTCTCCTGAATTTAAAGTAATAATATTATCTTTAGTTGTTACGGTTGTTGCATTAACAGTGAAATTAGAACCATTGTGAACAATATTTCCTGTAACAGTTAAATTGCCTGTAACATTAAAATCTGATTGTACAGTTGTTGGATTCGAAAATTCAATACCACCAGTACCACTTAGACGAACCTTAGAATTAGTACCAGTTGCTTGTATTTTTACATCTGCATTAGTTCCGCTAGTAGTTATATCAACTGCTGTTGCAGATTGAATTTGAGTACTACCTGTGCCCGTTGTTTTTACTAATAATGATTGATCTGGGTCGGCTTTTACAATAATTGTGTCTGCATTAGTTCCAAGTACTGGAACATTTCCAATATATAATGTATTTGTGCTTAAATATGCTTCATCAACGTAAATTGCTTTGAATCTATTGGTAGAAGAACCAATCTCTAGAACACCATTTGTTGTTGGTACTATATTTGTGTTTAAATTAGTTAAATCAGGGACTTTATTATTTACATTTTTTAATTCAGTATCTAATTTTTGAGTAGCATCTTTAACTGAAATAGCATCTGCTATATAATTCGCTGTTACTATTTTTTCATAATTTCCATTACTATCTAAACCAATATTTAATTGTGTTCTATCTAATTCTGCTTGAATAGCATCAACTGAAAACCCTGAAAGTTCATCGAATTTTTCAGTTACAGCTGAATCTATTGCTGTAATAACTTGCGCTGCTATAGTACCATAAGCATAAGTAACTCTTAAAATCATACCATTATATTCTACTGGTATATTGGTTATTTTACCATTAGAAATAATAACTTGTTTCGTATTTAGATCAGCATAAATTAAATCATTGTTAATAATTAAACCATTCCAAATTTGATTATTAACTGGAATATAAGAAAGATTTATTTCTGAATTTGTAATAGTTCCTTCTTCAGTAATAAAATTCATTGTATCGGTGGTACCTTTAGATATTAATATCCAAGATTCATCTGAAGAATCCCATCTATATACGGCTTTGCCCGTTCCGACATTTATATCTGCTATAGCATCAAGAACAACAACAGTCATTCCATTAACTTTATTTAAAATATTATTTCTATCTATTATTGTATTTACAGTTTTATCAAAATTACTGTACCTTGTAATTGCCATATTTTTCTCCTATAAAAATTAAAGAGTTAGGAAAATCCTAACTCAATATTATACTACTGGAATATAAGCATATTGCACAATTACAGATTTACTATCAAATTGTCCACTTGCATCAGCAGATAATAAAAATTCTTTACCTCCAGCAGTAGCAGTAACTGTAACAGGTATATCATATGATACAAAGTTAGAATCTACATGTCTTACTGTTCCGAAGTTAAAAATCATCCCATTTTTAGGTGCATAACTTAATGTAATTTTATCAGCTATAACTGTTAAAGTTTCAGTAACAAATTCTGCTCCACCTCCGGCAATTAAATTATCTGTTTCAGATTTTGAATATGTATCATCGTCTAAAGCTTTAATTGCTGCATCTAATTTTTTATCTGCATCTTTTAATGAAGTTGCAGAACCCAAATAATTTGTTAATGCATCTGCCAAATACGATCCATTAGTTTCTAATCCTGCACCATTTTGAGTATCATTAATTTCAGTTTGTAATGCTAATTCAGCTGCTTCAGCTCTTAATTTTTCAGTATTAATTAATCCCGCAGT